GGGCAAGGAGAAATAAAATGAAAATAGAAGAACTAAAAAAACCATTAGTAAATGTTGGTCATCTTATTGTTGATGAGCAAAATTATGCAACAGAACATGATGAGTGCATTATGTGTAACAGAGCCATTAGAGGTAGATCAAAATATATGATTCATGGTTGTAATGGTGGTGTTGATGAAATCTGTTCTAATGAAGATAGTGATTATGTTGAGCAGAATGATTCAGGTGATATGGGTTATTGGTCTGTTGGCTCAGAATGTGTCAAGAAGCTTAAAGCTCATCTTGTAGAGAAAGACGTTAATCCTGATGACTACATTTATACAACAGAAAAACCAAAAGCTGAATCAAAGCCAAAAGCAAAAACTAAGTCTTGGAATATTACTGAAGATGACACTTTAGTTCTTTGGAGAGCTTTAGAAAAATATAAACAAAATATTACTGATGAAGATTTTGTAGATGATTACGAAAAAGCAAGCCTACTTCTTGCTAAAGTAATTCATAAGTCATGTGATTTTGCAGGCACTCTTGAAGAAGGTGAGACAGTAAAAAGCATTTATGAAACTATCGTTTAAGTATTTCTAACTAAATTAACCCCCTTCATTGGGGGTTTTTTTTAAGTGTATTCATTTTGTTTTACAAAAACATTTAAAAATTTATTTAACAAATTTTCGTCAATAGGTTTTTTTGTTTTTATTGCGTTATTAATTAATTTAATGAAACCACGCTTTTTTGTCTGATCAACAGTTTCCATATCATCTTTTAAAAAAAAGTATGAGGGTATATTTAAAATTTGATTGTCAAAATTAAAAAAGTATTCTTGATACTTAGTATCTATTTCTAAATCATTAAAAATAATTGGTATATCAACATCTTTAAAATTATATCCAATTTCATTTAAGTTCATGTGTCTATTCCGTTTATAAATTCAATTATTTCATCAAACTTTTTTGTGGTATCAGGAGCAAACCTCATCATCCTTTGTCTCCAGTATTTTGCATTTTCACCACCCAACAAAGCTATGTAGTTTGCAAATGCTTCAGTTGTCATTTTTTGTGTGACCGTACCACCAAATTCGTTTTCAAGAAGTATTTTAGCATCTTTTGATAAATTATTTATATTTACAGGTATTCGGTAATCTTGGCTTGCAAATCCACTTCTAGCAAAATCTTGATAATATGTAAGTCCATGACCTGAAGTATATTTGCTTCTTGAAATAGAGCCTATGTAATCGTCAAAATATAAAAACTCCAGTCCCAAAGAATTGCCTTTGTTAAATCTTTTAGAGTATGAAGCAAGATAATTAAACAAGTCGTAATCTAGTCCTGATTCTATTTTGGCAACCAAATCTATTAAAGACTTATATCCTGAACTTCCCAACTCATCAAAAGATTTAATAAAATCCTTACCTAGTATTTTTTGCAAATCATCATAATTAAAAATAGAAGTTTTTGAATTGTTAACTATAGATTTTATTGCATTTTCTACATCATCAATGCTTCCAGTTCTAATGATTTTTTCCATTAGTCCAACACGCCTTCTTTCAGTTATACCTCTTACAACATTGTCTCTAAATAATTTTTCTTCTACTTTAAAACCTAGTCTTTTTAAAAAATTGTCTGACCAAACTTTATCTGTATAGTTGCCACTTGCCAATTGCAACCTTAAATCAAAATCTGATAAATCTTTTGAATAATATTTGACTATATTTTGTTCTGCTACAGCTTTTCGTTTTAATAATTTAACGCTATCTTCAATTACATCATTACTTGCTTCTCTTGAAAATAATTTAGTTTGTGCTTCTTTTCCTTGACGATTAAATTTACTACCTCTACCTGCAGCAATCCAGTTATCTACATTATTTTGGTCAAAATCCATATGATGCCCATATTCATGTCTAAATGTTATTACGCCTTCTTTGTTTTTTGGCGATTTAATTCTAGCCATGTTTAGTGTTGGAGTTTTACCGTCCCTGCCAAGAGAATAATTAGCCCTAGAACCTTTGTTTATTATTTTTTTTAATGGACTTACCTTTTTTAATGAATTGATAATGTCTGTTTCACCTCTCCAGTGGTTAATTGTTTTATGCCATTCCAACTCTTTAGGTATAGTCGCCCCAAATATATCGTCAATGTCAATCCTGCTTGCTGCAATAGCTTGTCTAATTTGTTCTCTGATTTCTTCAGGTGGAGTACCAAATGGTACATATCTACCAAGAACTCTTTGTTGGTTTTCAGGACTAATATCTATATCATCATCTGATACTAAATTAGCAGGCTTTTCATCAACAGTTTCACGACTTAAATCATCCTGTATTACATCACTTGCTTCTGCATAAATAATGATGCATCTACAATTAATTACATTTCTTGCTCCACCTTTAGGGTCTCCTGCATAACTCATTGGCACACCACCGACAATAAAGTCCTCATCCATGTTTACTTCTTGACCATTAGCTGATGAGTGTGCAGACCTTGTTCTAAGATCACTTGTAGATACCCACTTCTTCTTCATGTCAGTACCCAAGTCCTGCTGTACTTTCTTGTGATATTCATTGTTAGCAAAAGAAGCTGCATTGTGTGTTTCTGTTCTAGCTATCAAATTGGCTCTACGCCTAGCTATAGGATAGCCCTTTTTAGTTATGCTTCTTGATATTTGATCTAATGTTAAGTTGTCTGCTCTGCCTTGAAATATAACTTTTTGTATTTCTCTAGAAGCTTGCTCTGTCATTCCACTAAAATAAGGAACTCTGCTACCAATATATATCTCTACCATTCTTTCAAAATCAAATGATCTACCAAACACAAATGCTTCATTATCTTTTTTACCAAGATAATATTTTTCTTCGTTATTGTTGAATATGGTTCTAAAAACTTTTGTGTAATGATTTCGCATTACGACTTCTAGCTTGGTGTTTAAAGATTTTTTTAACTCATCAAAGTTAGGCTCACTAACTTGTTTTATTTGGTTTGATGTTTCTTTTACAAATTGTCTAAAGGCTGTATTTAGCTTTGGTGCAACAGACCTTTCTAAATTGTTTCTAATTCTCTGTTGTTTTTTTACTTCTTGCCTAGCATTTATGCGACCAACTTTAAATGTATTAAAGTTTTTTGTTACTGGTTTCATTTACTAGATAATGGATGACCTTTAGGAAATAAATCAGTATCGTGTTTGCCACCTCTGAATTTTCCAGTTGATAAAGCTCTTAAGAAGCTATTAACTCTTGCATATGCCCATTGATCAGGCGAGCTAACGCTTGGTCTAACACTTGATGGATTTGTTCTGTAAGCTCCTACACCCCTACGAAAGACAGCTTCTAACATTCTTAAGGTAGCTCTTTTAGTCTTTGTATCACCGTGCTTTTCATTGTGATCTTTAACTTTACCTTCTAATGCTTCTTTAACTTTTCCTGATAAAGCTTTCTCATCTTCTTTTACCTCTACATGATCTTGTAGAGCAAACTCTTTATCTTCTTCTGTTATGATTTGTTGGCGTTTTCTTTTTGACCAAGCAAAGCCTGAATCACCACCCCAAAGCAACCATGCAACCTTTCCTGCACTTGGATATCCATCTTCGCCTTGTCTAAAACCTTCAGCCTGTTTATCTACCTCATGGCGTTTAAAAAAGCTATACATTCGTTTGACTGTAGAGATGGAGAGTCTTTCTCTAGCGATTAATTGATTTGCACGAGCAACACCTACTGCAGTGCCACCCCTACCAAACTTTTTTCGCAGATCAAGCCCTCTCTTAGCTTCTTCTGCCATTTCACTGGTAGGAATCGTATTAATATCTGACAAAGCTTTTTCTTCTTCTAATAAGAAAGCTATTTCCTTATCAGTTTCTTCATCATCATAATCTTCTAAATCTTCTTCATTAATAGGGTTATCAGGCTTTTCTACACCCTCATCAGTAAGAGGGAAAAGGTTAGCTGATATGTAAAGATCATCTGCTCCATCCTTAGGCTCTAAGCCAAGCTGTTGCCTAGCTTCGTTTCTTGTCATTATTCCTTCTCGTACAGCAGAGGTAACATTCTCGTAAGTTCTTTTGACTCTCTCGGACAATGCAGGAATAGAATCAATATCAAACTCTAATGTTAAACGATCATCAAATAGGGGTACTAACCATTCATTCAGGTCTGATGATATCTTCCTTAAGTGAGGAATAATTGTTTCTTCATATAGGGCAAGTCTAGCCTCGGCAACATTAGAATATGTTTGACTATCAGGAACACCCACAAGTTGACTAGGGACACCAAAACATAAGGCTATATCTGTAGCACTCATATTCTTGAGGTTTAAAAAATCCATGTCTTTTGGACTAAGACCCATTTCCTTCCAGTCAAAATCGCCCTCTAATAACATAGGTCTGCCTGCATTACCTGCACCACTAAATCTGTTATTCAAATCTGTTAAAAGTTGTTGTCTTTGTGATTCTGTTAGGTTTACTGCAAAACCTTGATCGTCTTGTGGTTTAAATATGACTGCACCACTTGGTCTTGCACCGTTAGATAAAAGATTAACATTATGTTTACTAGCCATATTAAATTGATCTACCTCAACAGCAGCAGCACTCATAGGACTTAATCCATAGTAATCATCTAAAGGATTCCATAGCTTGATATGTTTGAGTTCACTAAAGCCATTTTCTTGGTCAATCATATAAGTTTGACTCACTCTGCCATTGACCATGTACTCATATTTCTCAGGTATAGGTTTTCCACTACCTTTAATGTTTATGCGATCAGGTCTAAGCTGATGTAGTTCTTTGGGTAGACCCATATCAGAACCAGTCTTTAATATATAGGCGTTACCACTTAGCAAAATATACCCAAATAGACTATTAAAAAATTCACTGTATGACTGTAGTGGATTAGGTCGCATTAGAAGATCAATCAACGGATGTTCTTCTATTATTTGATCGCCTGCTTTAAGCATAAAGGGTACAGCACTTGCACCTTTGCTTATCTCGTTAACGCATCTATAAACAATTGCGTTCTTGAGATAGCCTTCTTTTGCTAGGTCTTGATATTTATATTGTTTAGCTTCTTCGGTTCCAACACCAAAGTAACCCATCATGTTTGAGTTTTTTCTTTCAATGGGTTTGTTGTTAAACAATCTTTGAAAAAATGTTTGTTCTGCCATTAGCTTATTCTCCAGTTTACTTCACCTTTTGATCTGCTTAGTTCAGATATTCCCCAAACCAAAGCATCCAATCTATCAGGACTAGGTTTTGTTTCTCCTGTATAGCTACACAACTGTGATTCTAATTCAGGAAAATAACCTATGTGATGAACACGCCTTTGCTCATAAAGTGCTGCAATAGGCTCGGCTCTTACCATTTTACCTCTTGTAGCTCTTACAGACCGATAAGGAATGTTTAAATCCATTCCTCTTAATAGTCTTTCCACCAAATCGCCACCGTTATTTACTTCAGCTACTATTCTATCTGCATCCCATTCATAAAAGCAATTAATAGCTTTTCTAGCCCAACCATCAGGGCTATACTTTCCTGAAGCATCTTCTAGTACATAATACTCATTATTGTGGTCTTTGCCTACTACCATAATACCAGTTTCATCAGAATCTTCATTGTTTGTTACAGCAGGGTCTATGGCTACTATAATGTTTTTTAATTCTTTTTCTGTATTTTCAGGCAGTCTTGCTTCTTCTATTAGCTTGTTTGACCACAAAGCTCCCTCTAATTCTTCTATGATCTCTGCGTAAAGCTCTTGTCTGCCTAATGTTGTGCCTTCATATCTACGCTTTAACATATCCAAAGCAGACTGTGCTAAGTTTTCTTCGTTCTCAAAAGTAGAACCACTGGTTACGATTACATCATCTCGTTCTACCAAGCTCTTAATCATCTTGTTAGGTTTGGGTGTAGTTGTAATAACACACTTAGGATTATCTCCGAGCCTAAGACCAAACATTAATTGATCTAAGGCTTCAGGATAACGCCAAGCTGCAATCTCATCACACCAAGCTCTGTGAAACTGTGGTCCTCTAAGTCTTTCAGGTTCTTGTGCTGCATAACCAACTATCTTGGAGCCATTAAATAATCTTATCTCTGAGAGACTAGATGAGTAGCCTTTGTAATCTGCACTTGATGAATAACATTCTTTAGGAATAATTGAGAGCAATCCACTGTTACCACCAAAACAAACTCTGCGTAAATCTCCGTGTGTTGGAGCTACTACTGCACATATAGTATTAGGATTTCTCAAAGCATAAAGTGCTATGTCCTGTGCACCAGTTCTTGTCTTGCCCCATCCACGACCTGCAAGAATGAGCCATATGTTATGCTCATCAGCAGGTTCTATTTGTTTTGCTCTAGCAGTCTTTAGCCAATCAGTGTACAGCTTTACTGTCGCTTTCTCTGCGTTGCTCTGCAACTGAGTCAAGCAATTCCATAGCTTCTCTGAAGGCATCTGTTTCTTGGATGTTTGCATTTAGATTCATGTTGTGGGTTGCTTCGCCTAATGCAAGTTTTGCTAACTTCTGTGCATTGGTTGCAGCTTGTGATAATTGTGCTATTCCACTTGGCTTGTCATTTGACTTAATTAAACCCTGAACATGGGTAAAGATTTCATATGAAATTTTTAAGGCAAGCTCATCAATCTTGATGCTTTCCTCTGCTAACTGCTCTCGTCTTTTCTCGTCAAACTCTGCAATTAGCT